TGGTAGCTCGGAATAGTAACTGTGAAATAAGTGGGCTGTATCCCAGAGCCAGTTGACGGGAGTAGCGTTGAACCGTAGTAGATATGAATTGTCGTACTTGCCATTTTGAAATATCTTAGGTGGCGAGAGTTGATGGATATTGCGTGCCGCAGCAAGCGCCCAGTCGGAATCTAAGGGAAGTACCGCAGAAACTGTGATGGCTTTTCCTTGCTTCGGAAGCCAGATTCCTGTGTAGCCGATGCAACGGATAGACAGCGGAGATTTGAAGGTCTCAATGTCTATTGCAATCGCGGCCGCCGTGGAGAGCTGATCGTAGATTGATTGATAGTTCTCTGGAGTAAGCATGCACCATTTGAAATCAGATGCCTCAATCCATTTCGCGGGTGCAGTCAGCTTGCTGATGAATCGCTGCGTGAGGAACTTTCCGTAGTTAACAGTGATGAGTTGCTTGAGTGGAGCGATGAATAGGATCTCAATTCCACGATACTCAAATAGGGACCCTTGATAATCTGAGAGTGAAGGGTCTGTCTTGATATTTCCATCGCGCGCAAGGAGAGCCGAAAGAATCTCAGTGTTGGTTGAGACAACTCGTGTGATTTGTTTCTGGGTACAATAATGTTCGAGTTCATATAGAAGTTTCCAGGGTTTAGTTACTACCCAGGTTGTGATTCCACCAAACATTACCTTGAGGTGAGCAAGGTATGTGACATCTTCTTCAGTACCAAGAAAGAGTGCGTTAGACATTTGTTAGAGTGTGCTGCGGGGAAAGAGTCTACTAATGAATACGCCCCAAGATTTGTGGTCAAGGGGCGCAGGGTATTAACAGACTAACTTATCCGGATCAAACCACCATCAGGTTATCAATCGTGGGATACACAACCGGGCTACCGTCATCGTTCTTCTTGGTCTTATCCTTCCGATGCTTGACAGTGATAACTACTTCTGCACCTTCAGAATCAGCCAGGAGTTCACGATTGCTCTTTGCTCCGTAGTGTTGAGCCAGTGCTTTCATAATGTTCTTGAATGCACCTTGCGCCCACTGGTTGGTCAGATCATAGAGCTGTTGCATAGGAACACCAGGCTCCAGAGGAACATCAGTGGAACCAGGAGGCAATTCCACAGTTTCAATGGCAACGCAAGACAGTTGCACGAATTTCTTCAGGCCACTGGATTCCTTGCCTTTCTCATTGAACACACCGTCGATAGTGTGGTTGAGTTTCCAGTTGATGCGAACCTTGTGGGCGCCTACAGGATAGACACGGATTTCAGGAATGTCAGCCAGATCATCCAGCGTACCATCCAGCAGAGCGTCCATTGCGTCGAAGTTGGTTTCAGTGTTCATGATGTAGAGATGAGAATGAGATGAGAAGGATTGAAAGGAAGAGGAAAGGTAGAATGTGGAGTGTGGAGAGAGTTAAAAATCACCATCAGTGTAACCAGCCGTGGGATTCTTTTTCATATTCCATCCACGATTGCAATTGTAGAAATTGATAACTTCTTCTAGGGTTGCATAGAATTCCTCCAGAGTTCCGTTGTTGACGATAGGATAGTATGAGGGACCAAAGTTTGATATGTCAATTCCTGCTTCAGATGCGTGACCAGGAATACCTACTGCACCAGTGCAATCTGCACGATGGATTTCAATGAGGACACCTCCATTGGAAATAATCCAATCTGCTTCATCTTGGAAGCGTTCATCAGTAATGATTACAGTATCACCTTTCTCGTAGTAACCTTCACCTGGGGGTGGAGCAGAGATACCTGTGAGGCGAGCTTGGAGAAGTTTGATCCAGTGGCCAGGGAAGTGAGTACGAAAAATTTCTGTGCCTACATATTGAGCAAGAGCCCGAGGAGATTTTCCATACCAGGTTTCTTCCTCTTTCTTCGTGCGATCATCAAACCATTTCCGCGGAATGCCAAATGCCGCAGCACAGGCAGTCTTTAGTGGAGCAGCGAATGATTCTCCATAGACTTTTTCATAAGTTTGTTGGAGCCAGGCTGCCGCAGTATCTTTTCCTACTCCAGCGTGTCCATGGATTCCGATGAGGTTTAGATCGCAGAGAGAAATGATTTCAGATTCTGCACTCATTTCGTCAGTCCTTTTTCTCGAAGTTTCTGTTGAAGAGCTGATAGCCCAGTGACTGCATTTTGAGCTGGAGTAGCAGCCACAGATACCGTAGATTGAGCTCTAGTTTCCGGACTTGGCGTAGGATTGCTGCTCGTAGTTAGGATAGAAAGCTGTGCGAATAGTGGTTCAAGACTTGGCTCCGGTAGGTCTTCGATTCTGAAATCAGTTCTTGATTTCGTGAGACAGTCATTGGAGAAAGTGGATGAAGAATATGCTCGATGCTTCTTGTTCTTTACCTCCATGTAGATAACATGAGAGAATGATTTTCCAAATGTGAGTGCCATTCCTTTAGATCCGAAATCAGGAATCAGCTTTGAGGCAATGACTTCACCTTTGGAATTTGTGGTTATATGTTCGATTGCGTGACAGATGACAATTAGATTTCCACGGAATCCTTGGAACTGCGAGGCAAAGAATTCTGTGTATTTCCGCAGGGCTCCCCAGTCATCACGCTCTGGTTTGTTATCAACTGACTCATCTTTAGTGACGTGTGCAAGGATAGACCTACCGAGCTGAGAGCCAGTGTCAATGACCACAATACTTCTGCTATCTAGTGTTGTGAAGTCCAGTTGTGTAAACCCAGCGCCAGACTTATTACACAGAGCGCAGTTATAGAGGCCATGAACATAACAGATCTTTCCTTTCCCTTGCTTGAAGATTTGCAGCAAGGTTTGAGAGGCTACAGGAAAAGATGCTGTGTCTGGCAGATCGATGAATTCAATGTTGTCTTGTTGTTCTAGAGGAAGCTTCTTCAGGACATCAGCATCATTGTCGAGAGAAAACCATATGAGTTTATGAGTTCGTGAAAGTGCGGCTGCGAGTGTAGATTTACCTGATCCTGGGAGTCCAAAGATCAGGGCGCGAGTGTAGGTGATGTTACGAGATTCTGAGAGTTTCATAGAGTTTGTTTCCAATTACGATAATCATCTACAATTTTTTCATTTTTAGCAGAGGTGCCATCGAGAGCTTCTACAGCGTCCTCGAGTTTAAGAAGTAGATCCCGCATCCTTTTGACCCCAAAAGGCATATCATTGACGCAGTATAGATCAGGCTGTGTGCAGCAATCTTTCTCGAGGCTTTCTATTTGCAGACAGTTCAGACATTGATAAGCTGCCATGTTCTAAGCTCCAATCATAGTTTCGACAGTTGGGTTTCCAACAGATCCGCCAAGGAAAGTGAGACCTGATACTCAACTGTATCAAAATCTTTCGGTGTGCCTTGGCGCGCAAGATACTCAGTGCTCATTGTGCATGAGTTAATATACTCACAGTCGTGGTTATAAGAGTAGCAGGATTCTCCGTGCATTGGATAGACACCAGCTTGCTCATAGAGTTTGATGATGTCGATGTTGAGCAGGAGTTCTCGAATCCAGAGCGCACGTTGAAGATAGGTTTTCTCGAATGGAATAGCTGTGTAGTCTTGTGAGTGGGTTTGATAGACTAGATAGAGGACACTGTAAGAGGACAGCTCAGAGAAAAGATGATCGAGAACTATTGAATAACCAATAGCCTGTGCAGAGTTTTTGTAAGTTGATGGAGAGACAGTTCGTGATCCTGTGGTTTTGCATTCGAGGACAAGCACTGCTCCAGTTTCTTTGTGCCTCAGAACAGCGTCAACATGGCCACGGTAACGAAAGCCATCAGGGAAATTGATGACAAATGAAAGTTCGCAAGCAGGTTTTCCATCATGATAGACCAGTTCGTAGTCTGCTAGGACAGTTGAGCGAACAACAAAAAATCTTTCTGCTGCTACGATTGCAGACCAGAAAGACTTCTTTGCTTTCTCATCTTCCGCTAGAAGATCAGGCTCCCAACCAAGAAACATTTTCCAGATCACTTGCTCTCTGCTGGAGCCTGCGAGAATTTCTTGGATAGCTTCTCCAACGACGTGGCCGAAAGCGAAAGTAACGGATTGCTTTTCTGTTTCGGGGTCACGGTGAATTGTTCGGAGCTTGTAGAGCTGGAATTTCCTGGGGCAGGAATGGAGCGTGAGGAGAGAGGAATAGGATAGTTGGCGAATGCGGTAGTCAATGCTTCCCGTATATCCTTCCTCATAGAGAGGACCAGTGAAAGATTCTCCCTGCTCTGATGACTCAAGGCTGGAAGAATCCGCTCGCTCCACTGGAGAATCATCGAGAAATGAATCGAGGTTGAATTCTGTGGTAGACATGAGATGATTGTTTCGATAAGTGATCGTGGTATGATATGGTATTGTGCGTAGGGAGTGTATGGTAGATTGAATGTAGATAGAAGTTTAAGGGATGTTGAGTAATCTAGTGTGATGCAACGTAGAACTACAGCTTCATGTAGAGTGAGAGCTGTTGGATCAGAATGATATTCTGGATCAGAAGGCATCTTCACCAAGATTCTTCAGGCGCGTTGTTGCAGCAGGTTTCTTAGCTGTCACACTGGCGGCCAGATAAGTGTGAGTTTGTTTTTCCAATCCATTTACGATGATTCTGATTTCATCTTCAGAGAGGAGAGTTACATTCTCTGGCTGCGCTTTGAGAGCTGAGTGGATTTCTTGAAGAAGATTAGGAATGCGTGGATGTTTGGCGAGAAGTGCTTCTTGGAATGAAGCAATCTTTTCACGAACTAGGAGCAGGGAATCTTGGGACATCAGATAATCTCCTTCTGTTTGCAGATCCATTCAGTGACTACTAGAGTATCGTATTCTTGTGAGTTCTTAGGTTTCTTCACCATTCTTTTAACCTGCGAGATAGGGAACCAGTGTTTGACTGGATCAGGGATATGCTCTTGGTTGATTGTATAGATTTCAAAGAGAGTAGCTTTCTCAGTTTCTCCGTGGAAGAAACCTTCGAGAGTTACTACTACATCACGGGAGTAT